AAAAAAAATTAAAAAAGAATTACTTGGTGCATCTAAAATGCATAAAAGACAAGCAACTACTATTGGAAAAATGATTAAGAGAAAAAAGAAGAATGTCAAAAAAAGAGCCTAGAATAGGAACAGGTAAAAAACCTAAAGGTTCTAGTCGTAGATTATATACAGACGAGAATCCTAAAGATACAGTTAGAATTAAATATGCAACTGTAGAAGATGCAAAAAAAACAATAGCTAAAGTTAAAAGAATTAATAAACCTTATGCTAGAAAAATACAAATACTAACTGTATTAGAACAAAGAGCTAAAGTACAAAATAAAAGTGAACAATCAAGATTAGCAAAAGCAGCAAAAAAACAATTAAAGGAAAAACATAAAAAATATGGCTAGGTCAGGAACATATAATTTTAATCTAGATATAGATGAAGTAATTCAAGAAGCTACTGAAATGATAGGTGGAGAACAAACACTTGGTCATACTCCTCAGTCAGCTAGAAGGTCTATAAATTTATTATTAAATGATTGGCAAAATAGAGGTGTATTATTATGGTCAACATTTACTACAGCAGTAACAGTAGCAACAAGTGTTACCTCTTATGATTTAGATGATTCAGTAAATGATGCTTTAGTTATTACAGTTAAAGCTAGTATAGCAGCAACAGAAACACAACTAACAAGAATATCTTTTGAAGAGTATAATGTATTACCTAATAAATCACAAACAGGTAGACCAACACAATTTGCTATTAAAAGAAATGTAGATAAACCAACAGTATTTTTATATCCTGTACCTAATTCAAGTACAGAGATATTAACAATAGAAGCAATAAGACAATTACAAGATGTAAATAAATCTGCAGAACAAAATGCAGATATACCAAAAAGATTTTTACCTTGTTTAACATATGGACTTGCACATCAATTAGCACAAAAAAGACCTGGTGTTACTGATGTAAGAATAGCTATGTTAAAAGCAAGTTATGAAGAAACATTTAAAAGAGCAATGGAAGAAGATAAAGAAAGAGCAAGTATTTATTTTAAACCTAAAATAGGATATGTTTAATGTCTAAGACAGCTAGAAAAGCAAAAGCAATGTGTGATACATGTTCTTTTGTTTATGATAAAAAAGTAATGCGTTTAAATAGTTATGATATGTTAATATGTCCTCAATGTTTTGAAGGTAATTATGATTTAAAAAATCATCCACAAAATAGGTCTGCTGATGTAAGAGATGATACAATAGTTCCTAATGCTAGACCAGATGATGGTGGTAGAAACATAAGATGGGAAGCAGCTAATATTACTTGGAATGATATTCCAGAACCAAACACTAGAAAATGGGGTACAGTATGAGTGATTTAACAAATAAATTAATTAATGCAACATATAAAAAATTATTACAAATAGAAACATCTGGTAATGAAGGAGCTGATGGAACCCTAAGAAAAATACAAACAGGTGATGGAACAAGTATTGCTTTAAAGATAGCAACAAGTGCTGTTGAAGTATCAGGTAACTTAGGTGTTACTAATAATGCTTCTGTAGCAGGAGATTTACAAGTAACTAATAAAGTTTGTGCATCTGCTTTCTATGGTGATGGTTCTAATATTACAGGATTAACATTTAGTGGTGATGTATCTGTATCTAGTTTAATAGTTACTAATAATGCAACTATAGGTGGTAATGTTACTATAGGTGGTAACATAATGGTATCTGGTGGTGAGATACAAGTTAAAAATGGTGGCACACAATCTAACATAAAACTATATTGTGAATCTTCTAATGCTCACTATGCAGCTTTACAAGCTCCACCACATAGTTCTTTTAGTGGTAATATAACAATAACATTACCTACAAGTGCAGCAACATTAGTAGGAACATCTACTACAGATACATTAACAAATAAAACATTTGGTGATGCAACTAAATTTGAATCTACTGCAACAATAAGTGGTGCTGCTTCTATAGGTGGTGCATTAAGTGTTGGAGGTGCTACAAACTTAGGTAGTACATTAACAGTAGCAGGTAATACTTCTATAGGTGGAACATTATCAGTAGGAGGAGCTACTCATTTAGCAAGTACATTAACAGTAGCAGGTAATACAACAATAACAGGAACATTAGGTGTAGGTGGTAATGCTACCTTTGCAGAAAAAGTATGTGCTAGTGCTTTCTATGGTGATGGTACAAACATTACAGGTATACCTATTTCAGGTAATATATCAGTTTCAAATGCACAAATAGGTGGTACATTAAAAGTATCTTCTACTGCAACAATAGAAGGTGCTACACATTTAAAAAGTACATTAAGTGTAGGTGGAGCAGTTAATCTTGCAAGTACATTAACAGTAGCAAGTAATGTATCTATAGGTGGTACATCTAATATAACAGGTAAAGCTGAATTTGAAGATGATGTATCTGTATCTGGTAATACTGCTATAGGTGGTACATTAGATGTAGCAGGTAACGTATCATTAGGTGGTAATGTTACAGTTAAAGGAGATGTTCATGTAAGTTCTAAAGTATGTGCTTCAGCTTTTTATGGTGATGGTGCAAACTTAACAAATGTACCTGCAAATATTACAGGTAATATATCAGTTTCAAATGCTACTATAGGTGGTAATTTATATGTAAGTGGTACTACAACAGTTGTAGGTGCTACACATTTACAAAGTACATTAAGTGTTGCAAGTAATGCAGTTATAGGTGGTACAGCTACTATTGTAGGTAATGCATCTATAGGTGGAACATTAAGTGTAGGAGGTGCAGCAAACTTTATAAGTACAGTTACTGTATCAGGTGCAGCAGGATTTCTAACAACAGCAAGAGTTTCTGGTAATACAACAATAGGTGGTACATTAGATGTTGCAGGTAATACATCAATAGGTGGTACATCTAATATTACAGGTAAAGCAGAGTTTGAAGATGATGTGTCAGTAAGTGGTAATGCTATTATTGGTGGCACAGTAAGTGTTGGTGGTGGTATAATTGATTTAAAAAATACAGGTTCACAATCAGAACTTAGAATGTATTGTGAATCAAGTAACGCACATTATGCTGCACTAAAAGCTCCACCACATTCAGCTTTCTCTGGTAATATAGCTTTAGTAATGCCTGCAACTGCAGATACATTAGCAGGTATAGCAGCAACACAAACATTTACTAATAAAACATTTGGAGACAAAGTAGAATTTGATAATGATGTTTGTATATCAGGTAATGCTTTTATAGGTGGTACTGCAACTATAGCAGGTAATGCTTCAGTAGGTGGTACATTAACAGTAGGTGGTAAAGCAGAGTTTGATGGTGATGTTTGTATATCAGGTAATTCACAATTAGTAGGTACACTTAAAGTAACAGGTGCAACTACTGTAACAGGTAACACAGGTTTCTTAGGTACAGTTAGAGTATCAGGCAATACTTCATTAGAAGGACAATTACAATTAACAAAGAGTGCAGCAGCAGTTGTTTGTGCAACAGCTATTAATGGTGTAACATCTGTATCATTAAACTTTGGTAATGCACAAAACTTTAGTACAACAGTTACAGCAGCACATACATTAGCTAAACCTACAGGATGTAGAACAGGACAAACAGGAAGTATTTTCTTGACACAGAGTGGAGGAAGTGGTACAATGGCATATAACGCAGATTTTAAATTTATTGGTGGCACAGACCCAACCTTATCAACAGACAATGGTGCAGTAGATAGATTAGATTATATTGTAGTATCAGCATCTAGTGATGGAGTTGGTGGAGATATACAAATGATAATTTCACAGGCATATGCATAATGGGAATATTTCAAAATAATTTAATGGGAGCTGCAGCAGCAGCAGCAAGTGCAGGTGGTGCTAGTTTTTATGACCATCAAATAGAACAGTCAGCTAGGTTTGATAAAGCTAGTACTTCTTATCTATCAAGGTCAGTTAGTTCTACTGGTAATAGAAAAACTTTTACTTTTAGTGCTTGGATAAAAAAAATTACAATAGGAGAAGACCAAACTATTTTTGGTACATATAGTAGTGGAAATGAATTTAGTCTAAGATTTTCTAATGCTGAAGATACTCGTGCTTATGAATATACAGGTAGTTCATTTGATTTTAATAAAGGTTATAGTGCATTACAAAGAGATGTTAGTGCTTGGATGCATTTAGTTTTTAGAGTAGATATGACACAATCATCAAGTGCAGATAGAACTAAATTATATCATAATGGAACACAATTAACTGATGTTACAGATTATACTGCTTCTACTTTAAACTATGATACGTTAATAAATTATTCTGGTTATCCTATGAATATAGGACATTATGGTTCTACTAGCCAATATTTTAATGGTTATATGGCAGAGGTTATACATTGTGATGGACAATCTTATGAACCTACTCAGTTTGCAGAAAGTAAGAATGGTGTGTGGATACCAAAAGACCCAAGTGGAACTACATTTGGTACGAATGGTTTTCATCTTAAATTTGAAAATTCAGGAGACCTTGGGAATGATAGTTCAGGAAACAATAATGATTTTACAGCAAATAACATGGGTGCAGACCATCAAGTTCTTGATAGTCCAACATTTGGGAGTTAAATAGATATGGCAAGTAGTGGAAATTTTTGTACTTTAAACCCTTTAGCAGCACAAGGTGGAGGAACACCAGATATTGGTACTTTATCTAATGGTAATTTATCAGTTGCATGTACTGATACAGCTTTTGGAACTATAGGTGTAACAAGTGGTAAATGGTATTGGGAATTTAGAATGGTAAGTAGTGGTGTAAGTGGTACTTCTATAGGTTGGGCAAATCAACAAGTAAACTCAGAACCAGAACTAGGATATAATAGCCCTGCTTCAGCAGCAGGAGCACAACTGGTTTTTATGTATGCAGGTTCTGGTGGTTATAATCAGATAATTGTAGCAGGTAGTCCTTCAAGTGGTGTTGGAAATAGTTATGCAGATGTTGGTACAATATCACAAAACGATATTATAGGCATAGCAGCAGATTTTGATAATGATAAATGGTATTTCTCTACAAATGGTAGTTTTGATGATATGAGAAGTGGGCAAAATCCCTCTACTGGGTCTAGTCCTATGTGTAGTGCATCTGGTGGAGGTGGTTTACAAACAATAGCTAGAACAGCAGGACTTACTTGGTTTCCTGCAATAGGAAATTGGGCAGCACCTACTAGAGATTATACAGTTAACTTTGGACAAGACGATACATTTGGTGGAGCAATATCAGCAGAAGGTAATGCAGATGATAATGGTTTTGGTGTGTTTAAGTATGCACCTCCAACAGGATTTTTAGCCATGTGTTCAGCTAACTTACCCATATCAGCAGACATAGACCCTGCACAAACTGATGATTCTTATCCTGCTAAGAATTTTAATGTAGTTCCTTACACTGGTAATCAAACAGATGGGAGAGCAGTAACTGGAGTTGGTTTTGCTCCTGACCTCGTGTGGATTAAACAAAGAGTAAGTTTTTCTAATCCTAATATACTTACTGATACAGTAAGAGGTGCTACAAAAAGAATAGAATCAAATGTTGATATAGCAGAAGCAACAGATTCAGATGGTCTACAATCTTTTACTAGTGATGGTTTTACTCTTGGAACTAATGATAAATATAATTGGACTAGTAGTCATACTTATGTTGCGTGGTGTTGGAAAGCTGGAGGAGCACCTACAGCAACTAATTCAGCAGGAGCAGGTGCTACACCAACATCTGGTTCTGTAAAAATAGATGGTTCAAATTTAGGTTCTGCACTTGCAGGTTCTATTCCTGCTACTAAAATATCTGCAAACACAAAAGGTGGGTTTAGTATCATAACCTATACAGGAACAGGAAGTAATGCTACTATTGCACATGGGTTAACAGCTAAACCAGATTTTATACTTACTAAAAGATTAAATTCTTCACAAACTTGGGGAGTTTATCATACGAGTTTAGGAGCTACAAAATATCTTGCTTTAAATAGTACTGCTTCTGCAGGTACTGATAGTTCTTTTTGGAATGATACAGAACCTACTACCTCTGTTATATCTTTAGGTACTGAAGGTAGAGTAAATGGAAATAGTCAGAATTATGTTGCATATGCGTGGCATAATGTTGAAGGCTACAGTAGGTTTGGAAGCTATGAAGGAAATGCAAATGCAGATGGAACATTTGTTTACACAGGATTTAGACCACGTTTTTTATTTACAAAAAGAACAGAAAGTACAGGAGGTTGGAGAGTAAGAGATACTGGTAGAGATACTTATAATCCTTCAGATACTATTTTATGGTGGGATTCAAATTCACTAGAATATAGTAATTCTGCTTATTCAATAGACATACTTTCAAATGGGTTTAAGCTCAGAACTTCATCAAATGATTTTAATGCTAGTGAAGAATGGGTCTATGGAGCATGGGGTGATGTGCCATTTAAATATAACAATACTTTTTAGGAGGTGAAATAATATGTGGGCTTTAATAAAGGATAATAAAATAGAACAAATATATCAAAGACCAAAATCTTTGGTAATAGGTGAGGTTCGTTATCCATCTAATATGTTTACAAAATATACAGATGCAGAGAAAGCTGCTATAGGAATATATCCTGTAGAAGATACAGGTACTAAAGGAGATGATAGATTTGAATATACTTCACAAGCTACATATAGTTTTAGTGCTTCTGATAAGAAGGTAACAACATCTTATACAATAACAGAAAAGTCTTTAGTAGATGTTAATGATGTAGATAAAGATGGTAATGCAATAAAAGATTACAAAGGTAATCAAACAGTTACACTAGGTTTAAAATCATTAGCTAAAGAAGAAGTTAAACAAAAAGCTAATAATTATATAAAACAATTTAATTGGCTTGTAGAACGTAGTATCTATGATAGTAGTAAAACTATACCAAGTGCAGTAGGAACCTATGTAGGAAAAATTAAAGCAGACTGTGCTACTATTGAAGCAGCAATAGATGGTGCAAGTGATATGGCAGCTTTTAAAAAACTATATGAATGGGAATATAATGAAGATGGTAGTGTAAAAACTATTGCACCAATACATAACTGGAGTGATGATTATGATGTTAAGCAGTATGTTAGATAGAATAAAAGATTTTTATAAAAAGTTTAAGAAAAGATTATTTGGTAAACTTTGTGAGTGTAACGACTAATGAAGTATCTAGTAATATTATTATTTTTTATTACTAGTATATCTTTTAGTAATGAGTTTATAAATAGAAAACTTACAACAACTTATGTATGTGCAAACAGAGACTTTGCAGTTAATGATTTAGAAAATAGATTAGATTTAACTAGAATAGCTTTTTCAGTAACTTCTAATAATAGTATTATAGAATTATATACTAATAAGAATAAAGGTAATTGGTTAATTATGATAACAGGAACAGACAAAATCACTTGTGGTCTCATAGGTGGTCAACAAGAATTTATATTTGAATAGGAGAAATAAATGTCATCAACATATACAAGTAGACTAAGATTAGTAAAACAAGGTGATGGAGATAATCCAAACACTTGGGGTACTGTATTAAATGATGGTATGATAAGTTTAGTAGATGATGCCATTGCAGGTTATACCACAGTAGAACTAGGAGCAGCAGCTACAGTAACATTATCAGCAGTAGATGGTGCAAGTGATGTACCACGTAATGCTTTTATAGAATTAAAAGGTTCAGTAGGTGGTAGTCATAATACTATATCAATGATAATACCTGCTCAATCTAAAGGTTATGTTATTAATAATAAAGTATCTGCAAATACAACAGCATCAGATATAGTTAAAATTAAAACAGCAAGTGGTACAGGATATACAGTTCCTTTTGGTGCAATAGGTTTAGTTATATGTGATGGTACAAGTGTCTTTGCAACTAATACAAAAGGACAAGGATTTGGTACAGCAGCTTCTGCAGATGTAGGAACAGGAACAACAGATGTACCTGATGTATCTATAGCTGATGCAAGATATGTAAGAAGTTCAGTAACAGCTAATACAACTGTACGTGGAGACTTTGTAGTAGAAGCAGGTTCATTAAAAGTAGGAACATCTGCTAGAGCATATAACCCAATAACAACATTAACAGATGCTGCAAGTATAGCAGTAGACTTTGCATTAGGTAATAACTTCTTAGTTACTATAGGTGGTAATAGAACACTAGCAGCACCTACTAATGCAGTAGCAGGACAAACAGGACAGATATATGTTATACAAGATAGTACAGGTAGTAGAACATTATCTTATAACTCTGTTTATCAATTTGTATCTGGAGCAGCACCAACATTAAGTACAGGTGCAGCAGATGTAGATATATTAGTATATAGCACAAGAAGTGCAACAACAATAGACGCAGCATTATTAAAAAACTTTGATTAGGATTTAAATGTCAACAAGTTCTAAATTAGTAAAGATGGATTTCAAGCCTGGAATCTTTAGAGAATCAACACAGTATGCAGAAAAAGGTGCATGGTATGATGTTGATAAGGTACGTTTCAGAGCAGGTAAACCAGAAAATATAGGTGGTTATGAAACAAAAGTATCTGCTACATTCAATGGTGCAGCAAGAGATTTAATTACATGGTCAGATAATAATCAATTTAAGAGAGCAGCTTTTGGTACTGCTCAAATGTTATATGAACATAATGGTGACCAGATATTTGATATTACTCCTGTATCTGCAAGTACTACATTAGCTAGTTCTTTTAGTTGTGCTATTAGTTCTAATACAGTAACAGTATCAGCAACAGCACATGGTAGAGCAACAGGTGACTTTGTTTTCTTTACAAGTTCTACTACTATTGGTGGTAATATATTATTAGGAACAACAACATATCCTGTAAGTGTTATTAATGCAAATACATTTGCTTTATCAGTAGCTACTACATCTAGTGCTGCTCAATCATCTACAGGTGGTGGAACAATACATTATTTATTAGGTAGTGGTGTAGATAATGCTGTAACAGATGTAGGTTATGGTGCAGGTTCTTATAATGCAGGTGTAAGTGTTGCAGGAGGAAGAGCATGGAATAGACCTACATCAGTAGGTGCTAGTGACTTTGCTAGTCAGATAACACAATGGAGTTTAGATAACTTTGGTGAAGATATTGTAGCAAATAGAAGAGGTAGTTCTATTTATCTTTTTGATACAGATGCATCAACAAGTCCTACTAGAGCTGCTTTAGTTTCTGGTGCTACTAATTCAACACCAACAACTGTAAACTCTGTTATAGTTTCTCCTAATGATAGACACTTAATTTGTTTAGGAGCAAATCAATTTAATACAACTGCAGACCCTAATGGAACCTTTGAACCTATGTTAGTAAAGTGGTCTAATCAAGAAGACTTAACTAACTGGGTTCCTTCATTAAGTTCTACAGCAGGAGAAAATGTATTAACAGATGGTACACAAATAGTTGGTGGAGTTAGAAGTAGAAATGCTATTAATATATGGACAGATAATTCACTATGGACTATGACTTTTGTTGGACCACCTTTTACATTTCAGTTTCAACAACTAGGTAGTAATTGTGGATTAATAGCTCCACATGCTGCAGTTGATTATGATGGTACAACAGTATGGATGGGACATGATAACTTTTATATGTTTGATGGTCAAGTTAAAAATTTAGATTGTACTGTAAGAAGATTTATATTTGATAGATTAAACCAAGACCAAAAAGATAAAATATTCTGTGGAATTAATTCTGAGTTTAAAGAAGTAATTTGGTTGTATCCTTCTACAGGTTCTGATGAATGTGATAGTTATGTTATCTATTCACCTAATGAAGGTTACTGGACATATGGTTCTAGTATCTTTACAACCTTTGCAGATAAAACAGTATTTGGAAATACAATAACAACAGGTGTAACAGTAGCAGGTAATAATTTATATAACAATGAACCTGATGGTTTATATACAGAAAGTGGACAACCAATGTCTTCATTTATAGAGTCAGCAGATTTTGATATGGCAGATGGAAATGATATTATGTTTTTATCTAGAGTAATACCTGACTTTACAATTAATGATGGTGCATTAACTTTTTCTATTAAAACAAAAGACTTTCCTGAAAGTTCTACTGAAACAGAAAAACCTGCACCACCACATACAGTAAGTAATTCTACAGTTAAAATAGATATGAGAGCAAGAGGAAGGCAAGGGAGAGTAAGAGTATCTTGTAATTCAGCTAATACGAGTTGGAGATGGGGTTCAATTCGTTTAGCTATACAACCAGATGGTAGAAGATAATGGCACAACAATATCCACTTATACCTAAGTTGTATGGTTATCAAATGCAAGAGAATGAAGAATTAAGACAGCTATATATATTAATGGAAAAATGGGGTTCTACTTTAATTAATGAATTAAATACAAGAGATGTACAAGTAGATAGTAAACCATCAACAAAAATATTTACAGTTACTACTGTTACTAATATTACAAATCCACAAGCAGGTGATATAGCTTATTCAGCATCAACTGGTAAGTTTAAAGGATATGTAAGTTTAGCTTCTGAGACATCATGGCATGATTTAAATTAATGACTGATAATATTATTATATTTCCTAAAGATAAAGTAATACAAGAAGAAGACAATATTGTAAATAAAGAATATATATTAAAACAAAAAGAACAACTTATACTACAACAAAAAGAAATTTTAAAACAAAGAGAAAAAATACTAGAGATAATTAATGAATAGTAAAGAATATTTTAAATTTGTAAATGATAGTACCTTAATAGGTAATTTAAATACTGGACAGGGTAGTGTACCTACATTATTTAATTTACAACAAAAGGTAGAACCTATAGCTAACTCTCAAAAAATAGTGTATAATAGTAGTAACTTTATAGCAGACAATACAACACCACAATCTAACTATATGAATCCAAGAGGTATAAAAAAATGATGATGAATCCCACAATGAATCGAATAGAACAACTTGACAATTTTCAAGATTCTATACAAAGTACAGAAGCAATAGATAGGCTAAGAGCTATGCAAGGACTGCGAAGCATGCCAACAGTTCAGATGGATAAAGGTGGCTCTATAGCAGATACTGCTGAGAACTTAGCATCTTATGGTAGATTTGGTGATAGTGTATTATTACACGTAAGACCTGACGAATTACAAGGATTAATGTCTCTTGGAAATATTACATATAATCCTATAACAGGTTTACCAGAAGCTTTTAGTTTAAAAAGTATTACAAAACCTTTTAGAAATATAGCAAAGTCTAAAGCATTTAAAACAATAGCTCCTATTGCTATAGGATTAGCTGCACCTTATTTATTAGGTCCTGCACAACTAGGTTTATTTTCTACTTATGCAGGTGGAATGGGTGCTGTTAATTATGGATTAGCTAGTGCAATAGGTGGTGGTCTTGGAGCATTAGCTGCAGGTAGAAGAGGTTCTGATGTATTTAAACAAGCAGCTTTAACTGGAATAACTGCAGGTGCTATGAAAGGTCTTTCTAATTATGGACAACAAAGAGCATTAGCAAAAGGATTAGAAGCAGATGCAGCAGCTAAAGCAACTTCAGGTAGTTCAAATTTACAAGCAGGTACATCAAATGCAAATATTCAAGGTAATGCTTATGTTGCTTCTACACCAGAAGGTTTAGCACAAGCATCAAATGTTCCAGGTCAAACTGCTTATGTAGATTCAGCTAAAATGTTTGGAGCTCCTGATAATCTTTCAACATATTCTAATGTATCTGATGCAGGAAGTAGACAACTAGCAGGTTTAGGTTCAGATATTAGACCTATATCAGGAGCACCTACAGCAGTAGAACCTAATTATATGGCACAAGCAAAAAGTATATTAGCTGCTGACCCAACAGCAGGTACTACTTTTAATATAGGTAAAGGTGGTATATCTGAAGCAGCAGCTCAAGAACAATTACAAGCTTCAGTTAATAGACCTTTTACAGAACGATTAATGGATTCAGCAGTTTCATTTGATGATAAAGGTGGTATTAATGTATTAGGTACTGCAGGTAAATTAGCTAAAGCAGTAGCTCCAGGTGAATTAGCAGGTACAGCAATAGATATGGAAAATGCTATGGAAGAAGCAGAAAGAGCTGAAGAAGAAGCTGCAAGAGCACAGTTAGCACAAATGGATTATGAAATAGATACAGGCTTTGGTGGTCAAACAGTTATACGTGACCCAAGTGGTGTTGTATTACCTGCTTATTTATCTTCACAAGATATATTAGATATAGCATTAGGTAGAAAAGCTAGACCTAGATTAGTACCAGGAACTCAGTTTGCTGCTACTAGAGATGTTGTAACTGCTGAAGAAGGAACTCCTGGAGGTCTTCAAGGTGTTCTTGATAAAGCAAAAATGTTATTTACTAGAGGTTATGAAGATGATGAAGAAGATACAGAAATGAGTGATGTTGATGAAGCAAATGAAATAGAAACTCAAGAAATTCTTAATCAATATTATAAAGTAGTAAAAGAAAATCCTTATGAAGTAGAAGAAATATATGGTCCAGGAACAGGTGCTAGAAGATTATTAGAAGAAGCTTTAAACTCAAGAGGTTTACCCTCACCTTTTAAACAAGGTGGTTTAATATCTATGGCACAAGGTGGTGAGTTTAGTGGTATGGTACCTGGTAATGGTGGTGGAATGGATGATAATGTTTTTATGCCTATTCAAGAAGGTAATAAACAAGTAGGAACATTAGCAGTAAGTCCTACAGAATATGTAGTAGATAGTTATACAATGGCAGCATTAGGTGATGGTAATCCTAGTGAAGGAGCAAAAGTAATGGATAGAACAGTTAAACAAATTAGACAAAAAGCTTATGGAACAATGAAGCAACCAAATGAAATAGATGGTTTACAAGCATTAAAACCAATGATGAGGAGAGTGTAATATGTCAGTATTGTCATCCCTATTAGGAGTAGGAAGACCACAACAATTAGCAGGACCTATGCAGACTACTGCATTTCCTGAAGAGTTAGCTCCTTATTACAAAGATATACTAAGTAAGTCTCAAGCATTATATGAGGATAGAACTAAAGAAGGTTTTCAACCTTATCAAGGTCCTACTATGGCAGAGTTTACTCCTGAACAACAACAAGCTTTTACAGGTATAGCAGGACTACAAGGAACACAAGCTCCTAAGTTTGCAGAAGCAGAACAGTTAACAAGACAAGCTGCTACTGCTATTGGTTCTGAAGACATAGAACAGTTTATGAATCCATATCAACAAGCTGTAGTTGACATAGAAAAAAGAGAAGCACAAAAACAATTTGAACAAAAAACATTACCTTCTATAAGAGCAGCACAAGTAGCTCAAGGTTCTTTTGGTGGTACTAGAGGTTCTTTATTAGAAGCACAAACACTTGAAGGACAAAATAGATTATTAAGTGATATACAATCTAGAGGTAGTAAACAAGCTTATGAACAAGCTTTACAAATGGCACAAGCACAAAAAGCTAGAGAAGGTCAAGCAGGTGCACAACTTGCAACTATGACTCCTCAAGCATTTAAAGCACAGTTAGGTGAATTAGGTGCTGTACAAACTGTAGGTGAAGAAAAACAAAGACAAGCACAGACAGCATTAAATGAAGCTTACAAACAATTTTTAGATGAAAGACAATTTCCACAACAATCTCTTGCACAGTATCAAGGTGTAGTACAAGCACAACCTGCATCACAGATGTTAGAAAGTGTACAGTATGCTCCTCCTGCTCCTTCTAGTAGTCAACAGTTATTAGGTGGATTAGGTACACTTGTTGGAACCTATGGTGCATTTGGTGGCTTTAGTCCTGGTGGAGTATTTGGTAATAAAACTGCTAAGACTGGTGGTGGTATAGGTGGATTACCTATAGTTAAAAGACAATTTCCTGGTCAAATTGGATATGGAAAAGGCTCTACAGGATTTTCTAAAGATATAGATTTTTTAAAACCATATCTTTCAAGTCTAGGTAAATATGGTACTATGGCTAAAAATGTTTATGATAGAACTCTTGTAGACCCTTTACAATATGGAATTGAAAAAAGTAAAGAATATTTAAAACCAGGAAGTGGTGGTATATTTAGTAAAGCAGACCCACAAGGTTCAGCTAAGATTAGACAAATAGCAGGAGTTACTTATCCAGACCCTACTAGAGAAGAACTAGAAGTAGGTATGTCTCCTGCAGATTTTGATATTAGAAGATTAAAAGAAGGTGTTTCAGAAGCATATGGAGAATCATTAGATTTAACTCAAGCAGGAGTTAATAAACTTATTGATTTAGCTAATGCAGCTAAAATACCTTTAAGTAAATATTTAAATAAAAATATTCAACCAAGTAGAAAATATGATGCAGGTGATTTTAGAGTTGCAGGTGGATTAGATAGAGATGATACTATAAATTTAAGAGATTTAGTTAATGAAAAAAGAGATAATATTGAAAAAGGATATTTACCTAAATTAGAAAGTGATATAAGTAAATTAATAGCTTCTGGAAAAAGTAAAATAAAAGATATTAAAGTTCCTGGTATTACAAGTTCATTAGATAAAAAATTAAATTCTGCAACAGAAAATGCAAATAAACTAAAAACAAAACTTCCAACAATATTAGAAAAAGCTAAAGAAAGTAAAGATAATATTGCTTCTAAAATAAGTAAAAAAGATAAAGAAGTTTCTACAGGTGATGCAATAGTAACAGATAAAAATGTTATTAAACAAATTAAACCAAATGAAGCAAATAAATTAGTTAATGAAACAATAAAAAAAGAAGGTAAAAAATTAGAACAACTTGTTAAAGATGTTAAAAATAATCCTGATGATGTTAAAAAGAAAAAAACATTAAGTTCAACTAGAGAAGCTTATTTAAATTTATTACAAAAACAACAAAATGATTTAGGTAAACAACAAGGTAATATAGATGATTCAAGAAGAAAATCTATGTTTGAATTTTTAGCTAAAGTATCTTCACGATATGGTAAGGGTGAAAATTTAAGTGATGCTGCAGCAGGTGAACTAGATGGAGCAATGCAAAGAACTAGACAACTAGACCAAGCTAATTTAGATTTAAAAAATAAACAAAGAGAAGCTGAATTAAATGTTGCTAAAGAAACTATGGGTATTGAAGAAAAGAAAGCAGCAGCTAAAATAGCAGCAGATAAAGCTAAGTTAGAAGATAAAAGAAAATCACAAGAACTTTATATTAAATATATGAAAGCACAAAATGAGGGAGCAAATAAACTAAAAATGCCTACTAAAAATAATATTAAACAACAAAAAAAATTATTGAAATCTTATTTTAATGTAGATAATGTATCAGATATAAGAGATAATTTTGGAGGAGATATACCAATAGGTGCTTTAGGAAATGTTGATGCTAATAATGCAACTACTGCCTTAAAGACTTTATTTGAAGATAGTAGATTTCAAACAGATTTTTATAATGAATTTGCTAACTATAAACAAACTGATGCAGATTCTGGTGATGCAATTAAAGATATAGTTAAAAAATTAATTGGAAGTGGAAACTATAAATTTGATACAGAAAAACAAACAATTTTATTTGGCAAAGTTCCCTTTGGAACAAAAAATGTAATTAAAAATTAATGGCTAATATACCTACATTAGATTCTTTATTAGGTAACACTCAAGAAATACCTACATTAGATTCTTTAACATCAGAAGAAATACCTACATTAGATTCTTTTTTAGAAGAAGAAGATAAAGAAGAAGATAAAAGTATTCAGTTATCTCAAGATACTACTTTAGATTCTTTAATAAAACAAGAAGATAAAGTTAAAGAAGTAGAAGACCCTAACTCTTTTACTAATATATTATTAAATGCAAAAGATAGTACAGAAAGAAATATCTATAAATCTTTATCTTTGTTTAGTGATGATTTAGCTAAATATAATCCTGATTTAGGAAGCAAGTTAAAAGATTTTTCTGATAAAGGAGTTGAAAGAAATATAGAACAATTACGTTCTAGACCTGCAGCTACTAGAGATTTAAGTATAACAGAATTATATCCTGAAGTAAAAGAAGATTTTAAACAAGGAGATTATTTTGAAGCTGCTAAAAAAGTAGGACTGTTAGCAAAAGATGCAGTAGCTACTGGTTTAGGTTCTAGTGTTCCTGTATTATTAGGAGGTGTTGCAGCAGCACCAGTAGGAGCTATTACAGGACTTCCTGGTACAACAGTATTTTTAGGTACTTTAATACCAAGTGCTTTAGCACAAAAAGCAGGTGTATATGAAGAAGCTAAATCATTAAAAGCATCTGAAGAAAAAGCTAGAGAATATTCTAATTATGGTGGACTTGTAATGGGTTTACTTGATAGAGTAGTTCCTGCTGCTGTTTTAAATTCTATTGTTTTAAAACAAGGAAAAAAAGCAGCTATAGAAATAGTTGAATCTAAGGTAAAAAAAGAAGCAACAGAAAAAGTAGGTGAAGAAGCTGCAGGAGAGGTAGCAAAAGAAATAGCTGAAACTGCTGTTGAAAATGCTGTTAAATATAAAGCTCCATCAGTTATAAAAACTGCATTAGGTGAATCTTTAAAGTTTGGTTTAGCAGAAGCAGCTACTGAAGGTGCTCAAGAAGCAACACAAATAGCTGCATCAGGATTAGCAGCAGATTTAGGTGTAGCACCTTATCAAGCAAAAGAAATAAGAGATAGAGTTATTGATAGTGCTGCTATAGGTTGGTTTTCAGGTAGAGCTATAGGATTAGGTACTGGAGCTTTAAAAGGTATGTCTGATTCTAATGTAGCAGCTAGAGCACAAAAACAAGAAGATGATTTAAATGCAGCTATACCATCACTTAAAAATTTTAAACCAGAAGATTTAGTTAATCCTTTATCTTCAGAAAATAAAAAAGGTTCTATAAAACCAAGTGCTGCAGATATATTTTTTAGAAGAGCTACTGCTCCTTTAAAAAGTTTTGCAAGTAGAGGAGAAGGACAGCAACGTATTTATGATAAATTTGTTAATCATTATAATGATGTAAGTGCAGAGGTAGGAACTAAAGGAGATAAAATAGATAAAGCTATTAATAAAATAAGAAGGTCAATTAAATTACCTGTTATTATGAGAGATTTTTCTGCAAAACAAAATAAAGAATTATATTCTTTTTTAGCTAAAGGTACACCAACTAAAAATAAAAAAGTTATGGAAGCAGGTACTATATTAAGAGATGAGTTTTATGGTAAAATAATATCTCCTGAAATTAAAATTGATAGCACAAGTTTATCTAAAGCTATATTAGATAATCAAGAATCTTTACCTGAATTAAATAAAGCTTTCGAAGAAGGAAGAATTAATAAAGATAAATATAATAGATTAACAAAAGCTTTTACTAATTTAAAAAATACTTATTCTCCTATATTAAAAGAAAGTTCAAAGAAATATAAATTAGCTTCTGTTAATGAATTTGGTTATCCTACTTATGTTTTAGATAAAACTTTTGTAGACCAAGCAGTAGCACAAGATGTTTTAAATATGGAAGCAGACCCTAATTTTAAAATATTAGCTGATAAAGTTATAGCTCCTTTTATAGGTACTGGATATATACAAGACTTTGCTAATGCAGGGCTAGAAGTAGGAAGAGAAGGACCTATTGAAAATTATTTTCCAAGATTATTTAAAGTAAGAACTAGAAGAGAAAGAAGAAAAATGAAAAGAGTTCTTATGAAAAAATTTAATATGACAGAAGCAGCAGTAAATGATATACTTGAAAATATTCAAGGTAATGGTGGTATGTATGTTCCTGAAGAGGCAACTATTTCTATTAATCCTTTTGAAACAGGAGACCCTGTAAGAGATAAAAATGTTAGTTTTCAAAAAGGTAGAAAGTTAAATGATGCTATGTTTGAAGCATTATTAGATGCAGGTTTAGTTGAAACTAATGTAGCAAAAATTACAGATAAATATAATGTAGAAGCTGTTACTAGATTAAAAGCTAAAGACTTAGCTGATACTGTTAATAATGAATTAAAAGCATTAGGACCTAAAGCAATAACTCAAGGTGAATTACAATTAATGAAAGATATATTTAATGCTATACAACATCAATATAGTCCTATAAGGTCTGATTCTTTAAAAAATGCACAAAGAAATTTTTTAACATATCAATATATGCTTACTCTTCCTTTATCTGCATTAACTGCATTAACAGAACCTTTTATTGTTTTAAGTAGAGTAGGACCTACAAATGCTTTATATGGAACTTTAAAGGCTACAGAAAATGCATCAAGACAAGCATTTAGAAGTTTTTTTCCTAAATTATCTTTAAGTAAATCTGAAGAAGCAGCTAAAAGTATTTTACAATTATATGATGGTGCTCTTGCTGAACGTCTTGGTAACATATCAGGTATAGATGTTAATAGAAGAATAACTGATAAATTTTTTAGACTTATAATGTTAACTCAAGTAACTCAATTTAGTCGTGATATTGCTTTTCAATCTGGATTAAGACAAACAAGACAAGATATGTTAGATGTAATACAAGGAACATCAGCAGGTAAATTAAATAAAGGTCAACTTAATGCTAAAAAAAGACTATTTGAAATGGGATTAGTAGAACAAAACTTTAATAATCCAGAAGTTGTTAGTTGGTTAGAAGGTCCTATTGGTGGTAAACCTCCTTTAATTATTCGTAAAGCTATGTCTAAATTTGTAGATGAAATTATTATGGCTCCTAATGTTATTAACAGACCATTATGGATGTCTAATCCTCATTATGCTATGTTTGCACAGTTAAAAGGTTTTATGTTTGCTTTTGCTAATACAGTTACCATGAGAATGTGGAGAGAAGTTTTTAAACCTTTATTTAAAGGTAGATTAAATCTACAAGAAACAGCTAAGTATGCTATTGCTTTTACTTTAATTGTAGCAGGTAGTTTAGGAATTAAAGATATGAAAGATTATATACGTTATAAAGATGAATCTAGTACATGGAAAGAATCTACTGGATTTAGTAGAATACTTCAAGCTGTAATTGATACTAATATATTTGGACCTGGAACTGTTTTACATGATGCTTTATTATCTTTTAAATATGGTGCTCCACCTATAGGTGTTTTATTAGGTCCTGGAGCTCAATGGTTAAGTAATTTACTTTCTGCTATGGGTCAATATTTATATGGTTCACCTAGAGCAATGGCAAGATTTATAGGTAATGCTTTAATACCTTCTTCTGTTTTTTCTGGAGATAGTAAAGGAACTGCAGTTGATGCTATAGAAGAAAAAATAGAACCACTTGCAGATAAATTTTTAGATATTAGAGAATCATTACAATAAGGAGACTACAATGGCAGATATGAATATGATATGGAATGCAGTATTAACTATGGCAATAGGTGGCTTTCTATGGTGGATACGTTCTACGTCTGCTGCTATTAGTAAAGTTAAAGATGAGCTATCAGAGACAAGAGAGAACATAGCTGTAACCTATGCTTCTAAAGAAGATGTTAAAGATGATTTAAAACAATTACTACAACGATTTGATAGACTAGAAAGTAAAATAGATGATATGATAAGGAGACATAAATAATGCACACAAGATGGAAATACTTTTCAGAAGATGAATTAAGATGTAAAGGTACAGGCGAAATAAATATGGATGAAAAGTTTATGAGTAAGCTTGATGAGTTAAGAGAAAAATTAAAACAACCTATGTCTATTAGTTCTGGTTATAGAAGTGAATCACATAACTTAGCTATAGGGGGTAGCACTAGGTCTGCACACTTAAAAGGTTGTGCTGTAGATGTTGTTTGTTCTGGACATAAAGCATTTGAGATAGTACGTTTAGCATTAGAGCTAGGCTTTACAGGTATAGGTGTTAAACAAAATGGTGTACATGAAAAAAGGTTTATACATCTAGATACTATGCCTAAGAGCTCTGTAACAAGCCCAAGACCTTGGATATGGTCTTACAAATAGGAGTAATATATGGACCCAATCACAGCGATTGCAGCAGCAACAACTGCTTTCAATGCTATAAAGAAAGGATTTTCTGTAGGTCGTGATGTAGAAAGTATGTCTAAAGATTTAGGCAGATGGATGGGTGCAATACAAGATGTTAAAGATGGACATAAGAAAAATAAAGGTAGGTCTTTTGGTTCTGTTGAGGAAGAAGCTTTGGAAACGTTTGCTGCAAAAAAGAAAGCAGAGCAAATGGAAAGGGAGTTACGTAATTTTGTTAATTTGTCTCATGGTCCTAGTGCTTGGAATGAAGTAATACGTATACAAGCAGATATAAGATTAAAGAAAAAAGAAGCTATAGCAGAAGCTAAAAAACTACGAGCAAAAAGAATAGAAAATATTATTCTTGGTGTTCTTGTTCTGTTTTTTCTTGGTGCTGTTGGTGCTGTTCTTTATCTAGTTTTAATGGCAAAATAATTTTTTTATGATTAGATTTTTCTATTAACAGTTTTACTTTATCTGTACTTAATTTATTTAAACATTCTATTATATTGTATTCTAAAGATTCTAGAGACATTTCTATCTCTTCATTACTTTTATTACCTCTAATTTTTGATAGTAATTCTAAAGCTTTTAAAGCACTACTTGTTTGACCACTCTTAGTAGCTACATCATATTGTTTTTCCATCTCTTCTATTACATCTACATTAAAAGTAAACTCAGTATTTTCTTCTAGTTCTTTTATTCTTTCTTGTACTTCTGGTACTTTTAATAATTGACTAGCTACTATGTGAGAATTTTTAGATTTATAACCTGCTTTTCTAGCAGAGAAAGCACCCTTATGTGTTTGTGTATAAGCTTGTGCAAATAATTCACGTCTTTTATTATCTAGTTCTGGCATTAAAATAATCCTATTATATAATGAAATCCACCACATACCAATCCTGTTAAGATAGCATAAGCTAAAGTTTCATAATACATAGCATCTATATTCTTTAATTTATAGTATATATATTCTAATATAATCATTGATATAACCTTACGTTAGGGTTAGATAAATCTACATTTACTGGTTTACATATACCAGTATATCTTTTCTTAATACCTGGAACTGCAGGTTGCTTACTTATTCTATTAGCAAAGTATCTACATCTATTAATGTCACGAAAATGCATATCACTTTGTTGAACAGCATCACCTAAATAAATTACTAATAGAAATACAGTAGTCATTATTTAAGGTTATCCCTTGCTACATTCTTTGACTTCTCAAAAGACCTCATAGCTCCAAGTCCTAGGAGTGACATTACTAATGTAATTAATCCTTCTACTTCTAGCTGTGGTGGTACCATATCAGGAAACCAAATACCTGTTGCCCATGTTAAAATTGGTCCTACGAAGAACTGCCATAGTAGCCCTAGGCAACAGACCCACATTATTGCAGGTCGTGCTCCTGATACAAATAAACTAGGGTGTTTAGCTTGTTCTTTATTAACATCTATCTGTCCTTTAGATAATTCCTGTGCATGTTTCTCTGCCATAGTAGCAATAGAATGTGCTAACTCATTCTTCTTATCTTTGTCCTCTATAAACTTACCTAAAAGTTTAGTAGCAGGACCTATTAAAGCTGTTAAAGCCATTATACTTTCTCCTTTTTTATACAATCAACATGAGTATAATCTTTACCCACACATACCATATATATTTTTAAATGTTTAAATTTATTCCAAATATTTTTTACTTTATCTGACCACCACACACCATCAAATACAGATATATGTACATTCTGTCCTTTAAATTTACCTTCTTTAAAATGTTTAAGTGCAGGTTGACAAGATATGTTTAAGAATACTGCTTTTTTACTATGAGATAATATATCTTTTAATACATAGTCTATATCCTGTTCTGCTATATGCTCCATAACATCTGTACATACTACAATATCATACTTCTTTTTAGATAGTTTATTATATTTAGGATATGCAGGGTCATACAAATCAAATGAGTCTAAGTTACACAATTCTTGTACAGGTTTTTTTAATCCTATACTTTTACATTCTTTTTTTGAATAAGGTATTGCTTTACCACATCCATAATCAAGTAATGTTTTACAATTATTTTCTTTTGTAATATTCATTAAGGTAGGAACAAGAGGTACTAAACTTATACCTCTAAACTTACCTTCTTCTTTATGTAATTTTTTATAAGAATCTAGTAGTTCATAATAATCTTCTGATGGTTTTAACATCATACTAAATCTCCTTTAAAAGCTTGTTGCTTTTGTGTATATCTAGCAGATAGTTTCCACAATGCAGATACTAATGTATTTTCTCCATGAAAATTAATATCCATTTCCATAGGTGATTCGTTAAAATACTTTTCACAATCTTGTGCTAATGCAAGTAGCTCACCTGTTGTCCAGAACTCTTGTTTATTAACAGAGACTTTAAAATATTTAGGTCTTGGTTGCTCATCTTCAGCACCTGTTGTTTCTTTCTTTTGTTCATCAGTAGGTTCTTCCATGTTAGAATCAAAACCAAACAAATCAAAGAAACGAAAACCCATAGTATGTAAAATACCTATAGCTCTCATAGCTGCACACGTACCACCTGTTATTAATGTAGTACCTTCTGGTAATCCTAAGTCTTTATTAAGAGTAACTACATTGTTTTGTATACCTTTCTTTTGTTCATCAGGGTCACGTAATGATTCTGTAAATGCATGCCATCCCCATATGTTTGCTTTCTTTTCTATTAGATAATCAGTAACAGAAGGGTCTGTCATAGAAGCAACAAAGAACTTTGTGCTAGGGTCTATTGTTTTAAATAAATCTTTTCTTACTACACCATGAGTACTTGTACCTGTAATAGGTCTAGGGTCT